TGTCCGCTTCTGGCGCTCAGACCGCTACCGCAGCCCAACTGCTTGGCGGCGTTTTTACTTGTACTGCTACCGCTGCATTTGCTTTGACGACCGCCACTGGCGCTCTGATCTGCACAGCTTTGGGTGCTGTCAACCAAAACGTTATTGGTATCAGTTTTGAGTTCAGCATCGTTAACAACGGAACATCCACGTTCCACATCACCCTGACTGCTGGCGCTACTGGCGTTACCATTTCTGGCGATGCGATCGTGGAAGCTGCTACTTCCAGCACCTTCCGTGCCGTTGTGACCGCTGCCGACACCCTTGTGATCTACAAGATCTGATGGGGTTGTTCGCTTTCCGGCGACTACGTCAACAGGAGGCTGCCTCTAACGAGGTGGCCTCTTTTCCCGTTGAAGAGCCAGCTACTGTAGAAGTAGCACCCGAAGAAATTACCGAGCCGGTCAATGGCAATCGCCCTCGTCGCAACAATCGGCGGAAGCACAGCGAATACCTACCTGACGCTGGCTGACGCGCAAGCCATTGTCGATGGTCTGGTGCTTGATGCGGATGTAACCGCATGGGGCACTGCTACCACCGACGCCAAGAACCGCGCACTGTACACCGCTGCCCAAAGGTTGGACCGTGAACGTTTTCTTGGTGCTCGCGCTACTGACACCCAGTCAATGCAGTGGCCTCGAACTGGAGTACGGAAGCCTGATACATACATCAATACCTACGCAACCGGTTTCCCGTTTCGCATTACCACTGACTACTTCACTGACGGTGAGATCCCGCCACAAATTCAGCAAGCACAGGTGGTGCTTGCCGTCTACCTCAACAACAACACTGATAGCCTTGGCCTGAGTGGTCTTGAGGACTACAACAGCGTTAGCATTGGACCCATCAGTGTTAGCCTGAACACCAGCAGTCCACAAGCTGGTGCGGATAAGGTGCCACCAATGATGGAAAGATACCTGACAGGGCTTAGAATCAGTGGACCAGGCAACATCGCGATTCGCAGATCATGAGCATTTTCCTAGGTGGTGGTGATGCCGTAGCCCGCGACGGGTTGGAGATCCCAACGCATGACTTCATCACCAATACATACACAGGCAGCAATCTGACCCAGACCGTGTTCAAGCGTGGTGGTTCAAGCGGCAAGACAGTTGCAACCTTGACTATGACGTATGACGGAAGCAACAACCTGCTAACCGTTACCAGGAGCTGAGATCATGCCTTACACATACAACCCACTACTGAAAGTCGGCCTTGACCAAACTGGCAGCGGTGGTGGTGGTGGCACTCCAGGCGGCTCTACCACGCAGGTGCAGTTCAACGACGCTGGCGCCTTTGGTGGCGATGCTGATCTGACGTGGAACTCCACCACCAACGTTCTGGGCATCACGGGTGACGTAAACCTCAGCGATGGGGGCACCTATACCACCACGCTTCAGACCATCACACCCACGGCTGATCGCACCATCAGCCTGCCTGATGCAACTGGAACCGTTGCGTTAGTTGCGGGGTCTAGCGGTCAGGTTATCTACAACAATGCTGGCGTTCAAGCTGGCGGCAACCTTGGCTACAACGCAACCACCGGGGTGTTCGGATACATCAGTGGTACTGGCACCGTTACCCAAGCAACCAACAAAGCCACAGGTGTCACACTTAACAGCCCCACCGGGCAGATCACGATGAACGGTGCTGCGCTGGTTCACGCCACTACTGTAAGCTTTACGCTAACCAATAGCTCGATTACAGCAAATGATGTTTTGATCCTAAATCACATCAGTGGTGGCACTGCTGGATCTTATCTGCTAAACGCTCAAGCTGCTGCTGGTTCGGCCAGCATCAATGTTCGCAACATTGAATCTTCGGGCTCCCTAAGTGAAGCCATTGTTATTCGCTTTGCTGTCATCAAAACCCCCTAACTGACATGGCACAATTTACTATCGACATCCCTGACGAACTGCTGCCTGCCCTGGTGGTTGAGTTTGGTCTTGTTCAAGGCAGCACGACTGCCACCACGCCCGAGGAGTATTTCCAAGGCAGCATTGTTGAAACGGTGCGTCAACGCGCTGAGATTTATAAGGTTGGTCCGTATTTTACGGGACCCACGGATCCTCAGTTCAATGCTGACGGCACCCCGTTTGGCTTCGTCCCAACTGTTGACCCTGTAATCCTGGAAGACGATGCCGTAATTGCTGAGGAGGCTGTATGAGCCTTGCCGTCTCGGGGGATCTGAGGCTGCGTAAGACCCCCAGCACCTGGGCCGAAGGCGGCGATGTTGTTTACACCATCGTCGTATCTGGCACTACTTATCGCGTTCATGAATTTAAGACTACGGGCACGTCATCCTTAAATGTGCTAAATGGCGGCAGTGTTGAATATCTCGTTATTGCTGGCGGTGGTGGCGGTGGCGCTATTGTCACTGGCAATACTTATGGTGGAGGAGGTGGTGGTGCTGGTGGTTACCTTGCCGGCACATTAACTCTTTCTGCTAGTAACTCCACAGTTACGGTCGGAGCTGGAGGAAATGGCGGTGTTGCTGGTGCCAACAATGGAACCAAGGGTAGCAATTCCGTCTTTGCGTCAATTACAGCAGAGGGTGGCGGATTTGGTGCTTTTGGATCGCTATCAAACAATAACGGTGGTCTAGGAGGATCTGGTGGCGCAGGAACGTTTGGCGGTTCAGCAGGCACTGGCACAGCAGGTCAAGGTACTAATGGATCTGCCGGTGTTGCTACCTATGGATCATCCGGCGGCGGTGGCGGTGCAAGCGCAGCAGGCATAGCCCCAACTTCCCAAGCAGGAGGCGCTGGTGGCGCTGGTATGACATCTTCTATTACCGGAACCTCAGTAACAAGAGCAGGAGGAGGTGGGGGAGGCGCATACAGCAGTACCGGTGGTAATGGAGGCAGCGGTGGCGGTGGTGCTGGTGGAGGAACCAGAGCCAATGGAAATTCTGCGACTGTTAATACTGGCGGTGGCGGTGGTGGCGCTGGCGGTTCAATAAGCGGAAGTGCTGTAGAAGGCGGCAACGGCGGCTCCGGCATTGTCATCGTGAGGTACGCAATATGACCCCCCGTTATCAACCCAAACCCCATCTGGAGGTGCTGTCAGCATTGAAAACTACTGCTACCACAGGGTCGGCCACTCTATCTGCAAAATTCGACACTTTGCGTCGAAAAATTAATACGAACTGGGAGGTGCTGTCATGAGTTGGACCATTACGCCAAGAATGATTACGCCACTGGCAACTGGTGGTGATTTAGTTGAAGATATTTTTATTGCTGGTAGGCTTTATCGCGTCCACACATTTACCACTGTCGGTAGCTCATCTTTAAATATAACTCGCGGTGGTGAGTTTGATTACTTGGTTATTGCTGGCGGTGGTGGTGGTGGTAGACAAGAATGGTCCAGCGGTTCTGTTTGCGGAGGTGGAGGTGGAGGCGCTGGTGGCGTTTTACAGTCATTTGCAACATTTACAAATGGAACAATACCTGTAATTGTAGGCAGTGGTGGGCAGGGCGCTCAAGTTGGAAGCCGAAGCAATGGAGTTAATGGAACTAATTCATCACTTAATTCTATTATTGCAATAGGTGGTGGTGGTGGTGGCACAGTGAGTCCGTCTGCTGGTGTATTTGCGCAAGCTGGTTCATCAGGAGGTTCAGGTGGTGGATCAACCGGCTCAATTTCAGGAGCCAATCCAGGAGGCGCTGGTAACGGCAGTCAAGGTTTTGCTGGAGGTGCTGGCGGAGTTTCTGGCTCCTTTCCAGGCGGCGGCGGCGGCGGTGGCGGTGGAAGTATTGGCCAAAATGGAACCACCAATAATGATAATTCTGCTGGAGGAATTGGCATAGAGTCGAGCATTACAGGAGTTGCTGTTAAATACGCAGGTGGTGGCGCAGGTGGTGGGTGGGAGCCCACTGCTTCTATTGGCACCTCTGATTGGGGTGGCGGAGGCACCGGCCTTGTCGCTACAGACGGCGTAAACGGCAAGGGCGGTGGTGCCGGTTTTGCGGCCAAGGGTGGTAGCGGAACATCAGTGGGCCGCAATGGCGGCTCCGGTATTGTCATCGTAAGGTACGCCATCGCATAACTTCACCCCACCTGCTGCCCCGTTCCCGGACATCTGAAATGAACGATTCAAACGTACTGGGTATTGACTACGCCAAGGGCGCAACTTTTATTGGCAATACCAATGCAAACACGGGACGTTGGTGCGCTATTCATTTCACGAGCAATACTATTATCGAAGCAATCACCGCACAAAATTACGACGGCAACACACTTGCCGGGCAATTTCTTGATGCCGCCACAACGCTTTACGGCGTGTTCACTAGCATTGAGTTACAAAACGGCCACTGCGTCGCCTACAAGCTCTGATGGCACTAGCTTCCTCGCTACAGAAAACCGCCTCCAAGCTGATGGGCAAGTTTGGTGGTGCGTTGACCTACAGGCGGGTCACCAGCGGCACCTACAACGCCTCTACAGGCGCTGTGACGGAAACAGCAACCGACTACAGCCTGCGTGGCGTGTTACAAGATGTGAACGCCCGTGAGGTCAATGAGCTTGTGCAGGCGGGTGACAAGCGGCTGTTCATTGCTGCAACCGATCTGGCCGTAACGCCCAGCACTGCCGATCGCGTTGTGATTGCCACCGTGTCGCATCAGATCATCAGCGTGCAGACCATTGATCAAGACAACCAGGCGATCACCTACGAACTGGTCCTGCGAGCCTGATCATGGCAAGACGCATCAAAATTGGCGACATCGGCAACTTCTGCGAAGGCCAGATGAACCAGTTGTTGCGCGTGGTAGTGCTTGAGACGGATCAAGAAGTTAAATCGCAAAGCCCAGTAGATACAGGTCGGTTTCGTGCTAGCTGGGTCATTGGTGAAAACGCCACCGGAAATTACGATGTTGGGGCGCAGCAAGCTGCAACAGGTGCCAACAGGGGCAAAACATCACCACCGGCAACTCCAGCACCGACACCTCCGACAGGCATCAACTACACACCTGGTACTGAGCGTGTCGGCAACACATATTCCATTCATAACTCTTTGCCATATGCTGAACGCTTGGCTTACCAAAACTGGTCCAAGCAAGCAGCACCAGGCTGGGTGGACATCATTGCCCGGCAGATGACCAATCGTGCTAGGCAATTGGCTGACACCATCGGGAGGCAAGGCTAATGGCTGCACTGGATCTCAACGCAATCCGTGCCATCGTTGAAGGCCGCCTAGCCACTGAACTAGCCATAGTGCCAGTCATACCAGTGGTGTTCCATAACGTGGCCTACACGCCCACGCCAGGCAGCACTTGGGCACAGTGTTCTGTCAGTTTTGGCGCCAACAACTACATGACCATGGGCAGCACGGCTGGCGCTAGTAACAGCGTCATTGGCATTATCGTTGTCAATATCTTCTCTGCCAAAGGTGTTGGCCCAGCAGCCAATTTCACCGTCGGCAAAAGAGTACGGGACCTTTACAATAGAATTGTCGTATCAGGGGTTCGTTTTGATCCCCCAACTGGCCCAGAGGTGGTGGCCACGCCGTCTCCCGAAGGGTATTTCCAAACTCAGGTCAGAATGACCTTTGAAACCTTCGAGGAACTCTAACCATGGCTTTTTATCGCGGCGAACAAGGCTCCGTCAAATTTGACGATGCCGGTATCACCACTGCTGTTATTGCATCCACCCGCTCGTGGTCACTGACCATTGAGAAGGATGTGCTTGAAACCACCGCTTTGGGTGCCACCTACAAGAGCAACATTGGCGGCCTGATTGCCGGTTCTGGCAGCGTTGAGCTGATGTACACCGCCAGCAGCGCCGATGAAACCAAAACCTTTATCACGGCTGCTAACACGGCCACCGATCAAGGCGTGGCTAGTTTTGAGCTGTTCCTAGACACCACCGGCACCAAGAAAATCAGCTTTGTTGGCTTGATTACTTCTGCCGATTACAGCGCCACTGTTGGCGAGTTAGAGGTAATTACCTGTAACTTCGTAACCACCGGCACCATCACCACCTCAACGATCTGATCATGGCTTTCTATCGCGGCGAACAAGGTACGGTTTTCTTTGACAAGGACAGCAGTGGCGGTATCTCTGAGATTGCTGCTGTGCGTTCTTGGTCTATGACCGTGGAAAAGGACGTACTTGAAACCACTACTCAAGGCGCAACCTACAAAGCCAACATCGGTGGCCTCATTGCAGGCAGCGGCAGCATGGAAGTCATGTATGACGCGCCTGGGTCGGGCGACAAGCTCGACCTGATTCGGGATGTCAACGTGGCAACCGACGAAGGCAACGCCTCTGTCGAGTTGTACCTTGACGAAACCGGCGGCAAGAAAATCACCGGCAGCATCGTGATCACATCCACTGATTACGGTGCTACGGTTGGCGAACTGGAAGTGGTGACGATTAACTTCACCATGAACGGTGCCATTACTACCTCGATCTAATGCCTGCATCACCACGCCCCGTTGATCTACTCACCGGGGCTTTTGACCTAAACCAGCGGCGTAAATTCAACATCAAGAAGGAAGATGGCACCGTAGTGCTGTCGTTGTACTTCAAGCCGATCACTCGCGCTGATCGCAAGCGTGCTTCTGGTTTGGCTGGATCAGAGGAAGCCTTGGACATCAGCACCCAGATGCTGTGCCACATGGCCGAACTGGAAGACGGCACCAAAGCTTTTGCATCAGCAGATGCAGCCAAGCTGCAACGCGAACTGCCTGAGTCGGTGCTGAACGAACTGGAACTATTCCTGTTTGGCCTTGGTGCGCCTGAGTCGCTGGAAGAAGCAAAAAACGACTAGAAGCCGATAGCTGGCTTTACTTTGAAATGTTCTTGGCTACTGAGCTAGGCATGACGGTAAGTCGGCTTCGGCAGGAACTGACGGATGCGGAGTTCATCCATTTCGCCGCCTACTACGAACTGAAAGGAAAACGCGAACGCGAGGAAATTGACAAAGCTAAGCGGCGTAGCTAGTAGACTGACGCAATAGCAGTGGTCGATCCGTGGCAGTAGCAACCGTTGATATTCAGGTCAATAGTCAGGGTGCTGTACGAAACCTGAATCAGGTCAGTGCAGCATCAAAAACAACAGCAAGCGCAGTTGATGGTGTAAAAAATGCAGTCACTGGCCTAGTTGGTGCTTTTACTGTTGTTTCAGGATTGAAGTTTGTTTTTGCCAAAACAGCAGAACTTGAAACACAGACAAGAAGCCTTCAGGTTCTGACTGGCAGTGTGCAGCAGGCCAAATCTATCATCCAAGAACTTCAGCAACTTGGCGCAGTCACACCATTTACAAGCACTGAACTGATTGACACAGCAAAGCGACTTAACGCTTTTGGTGTTGAAGGTGACAAAGTTGTTGAAACCACTCGGCGCCTTGCTGATGTAGCTGGCGCAACTGGTGCAGAGCTTCAAGGTCTGGCTACGGCTTACGGCCAAGTTCAAGCAAAAGGCCGTTTGCAAGGCGAAGAACTGCTGCAATTTCAGGAACGCGGCGTTGCGCTTCAGGAAGAACTGCGGAAGATGTATGGTCTGACTGGTGATGAATTCCAGAAAGCGCTCAGCAAAGGTCGGATTAGCGCAGAAGCTGTTGAAGTTGCAGTTAAACGACTGACAGATGCTGGCGGGAAATATGCAAACGGTGCAATCGCCCAGAGTGACACACTTCAAGGAAAATTCAGCACTTTAACGGATGGTGTTGAGCAACTTGCTAGGACTATTGGCGTAGTACTGACACCTGCATTAAAAGCAATTTTTGCCCAAGCTATTCAAGTAGTTGATGCAATCAATGCCGCATTAGCAGCGGGTCGCGGCGGTGGATTTGCACGCAATCTTGCTGGTGCACGTGCATCAATAAACCTTGGCGCTACATCTGAAGGTATTGATCGTATTGCAAAAGGCATTGGACAAGTTAGCAGCCAAAAAAACAAAAGTGGAATTCAACAAAATTTACAAGCATTAAGAAATTATCAAGCAACGCTTAGCAGCATTAGAGCGGAGCAAGCGCAAGACCCTAGGACGCAGGAAAAATTACTTAGCCTGCAAGGAGCAATTCAGCAAAAAATAAATCAAAACGAAGCAGCACAACAGCAACTGAACAAGGCTCAATCAAATGTTTTCAAGACATCTGCTATACCTGCATTACTTGGCGAGACTGGTGGCCGTACACGGCGCACAGGCAAATCCGATGCTGAAAGAGCTGCTGAAAGAGCAGCAAAAGAAGCCGCCAAAGAAGCGGAACGAGTTGCACAAGTTATTCGTGATCGGTTAGCAGAAGGTCAGATTTTGCGGGTCAAATCTGGCCTGCAAGATAAAATTTCAGCCGCTGAAGTTGATAACGACAAGATGCTTGCTGCAAGATTGCAAGGATTGCAGAAAGAAATTGACATTCAATTCCAATATGCGCAAGCATTAGCACAAGAAAAAGACGTGCGAGCACAAGAGGCAATTATTTTCGAAGGAAATAGTAAGCTTGTAGCCAACCAACGGGATGTGCAAAGAGAACTTGCCGTAATACAAAGACAAAGAGAGCAAGAAGGATTGCAATCAATCACAGCGTATCTAGAAAAACAATACGAATTAAACACCGCAATTCAGCAACAAAAAGCATTGGCCGAGAGTGTTTCAAATACACTTGGTCAAGGATTGACATCAGTTTTTGATGCCTTAATTCAAGGTTCCGACAACTGGGGCAAGAGTCTTCAACAGATTGCATCCAAGGTTCTGGTTGACATTGCCAACCAGTTGATTCGCATCTTTGTGATTGAACAAGCCGTAAGCGCAATTAAATCATTCCTAAGTCCAGCATTACCTTTTGGCGGCGGTGGCGGCCAGATTGGCGGTATAGGCACACTTGGCCCGAATTACGGAATCAAGCAGTTCGCCAATGGCGGCGTTCCACCTGTCGGGCGGCCATCGCTGGTTGGTGAACGTGGACCTGAACTGTTTATGCCAGGCGTCCGTGGCACCGTCATCCCCAACGGTGGGCTTGGCGGCGGCAGCACCAACGTCGTGGTAAACGTTGACGCCAGCGGTTCCAACGTCCAAGGTGATCAGGCACAAGCCAAGCAACTTGGTGTTGCCGTTTCCGCTGCGGTGCAGGCAGAATTGGTGAAGCAACAACGCCCAGGTGGGCTTCTAGCCGGTACACGACGCTAATGGCTACTTTCCCAAGCATTACGCCAACTTATGGCGCCCAGAAGACCAGCCAGCCAAAGGTGACCAAGGTTCAATATGGCGACGGCTACGAGATGCGTGCTGTTTTTGGCTTGAACCAGAATCCCAAAATATGGACGCTTACCTGGGAAATATCAGAAGCCAATGCAGATACGATTGAAACATTTCTTGATGCACGTGCTGGCCAAGAATCATTTGACTGGACCGCGCCAGGTGAAGCAAGCAGCGCCAAATTTGTTTGCGCGGAATGGAGCAAGTCGATTCCATACCTGAATCGCGCAACGATTCAAGCTACGTTTACGCAGGTATTTGAACCTTAATGGCATACGCAGCCTGGGCCGCTAGTACCAGTTACGCCGTAGGGGCCATCGTCCGCGCCACTACGGTGCAGAATTTTGGCCTGGTATTCCAGTGCGTAACTGCTGGCACATCTGGCGCCAGCCAACCTGCATGGCCCACGCTGATTGATAGCACCACAACAGATGGCGGTGTTACCTGGAAGGCAATCAGCGCGGTCTATGAAGATCTCAGCGTTTTAGAACCCAACGCCATTGTCGAACTATTCCAATTGCACCTTGATGCAACGTTGCATGGCAGTGCCGACATTTATTATTTCCACAATGGCGTAAATGCTGCTGTAACGGGCAACGTGGTCTGGAACGGCCAGTCTTATGTGCGCTTGCCACTTGAGGCCACTGGTTTTGACTACAGCAGCAGCGGCAGCCTACCGCGCCCCAAGCTTGCCGTCAGCAATATCGGCAGCAGCATTACGGCATTGCTGCTTCAGGTCAACCTGATCACCACAGGCAACGACCTCGGCGGCGCAAAGGTTGTTCGCATCCGCACGCTTAAAAAATATCTGGACGGTGAGGCCGGTGCCGATCCCCACGCCAAATTTCCCGACGAGATCTGGTATGTGGACCGCAAGTCAAACGAAAACCGCGCTGTTGTCGAGTTTGAGCTGGCCAGCAAATTTGACCTTGTTGGCGTGATGCTTCCCCGGCGTCAGGTCATTGCCAATGTATGCCAGTGGGTTTATCGCGGTGGTGAATGTGGTTACACCGGCAGCAACTACTGGAACGCTCAGGATCAAGTTGTTGGCACGTTGGCATTAGATGCGTGCGGCAAGCGGATTGAATCTTGCAAGTTG